GAGGAGAAAACAATGTCGGAGTTGACCAAGACCCAATATCTGAAGATGCGGCTGAACGGAAAAAGCCGCACGGCAATTCAAAAAGAATATTTCCCCAGCAACCCGACGAAATTTTACGCTCAACTCAAAGATTGGGGCCTCAAAGAAAAAGATGCAGAGGAGGCCGCCTTGGATCTATTCCACGCAGAATTGAAAAAGCGGAGAGAAAAGCAGTCGGAATTTACCGCGGCTGCTGATCCGCACCGGGAAGTGACGGAAAAACTTTTTGAAACATCTTCGATCCAAGCCAATCCAGCTGACCCAACAGACTTTGCAGAAGTCGAGCAGTTAAATGAAAAGGATGCGGAGATTGAACGCCTCCACGCCGAACTTGCATTCTTGACCGGACAGAAACAGGAGCTCAGCAACGAACTGGAAAAGCTTCGGAAAATGCTAAGCGCTGCGGAGGCATACGCGGAAGGCGTACCGTCAGAGCACGACCCGGTCAACCACCCGGCGCACTACACGGCCGGCAAGGTGGAGTGCATCGACGCGATCGAGTCGGCCACGGTCGGGCTGACCGGCGGACTGGCCTACGCCACCGGCGCCGCGATCAAGTACCTGTGGCGGTGGAGCCGCAAGGGCGGCGCAGAAGACCTGCGCAAGGCGCGCTGGTACGTAGATCGGTTGATTGAGTTGACGGAAGGGTTGGCAGAATGATCCGGAAGCTGACTGACGAAGAGATCGCCGCAAGCAAAGCTGCGGTGAAGCGCGCCAACCAAGACCTATCCCAACGGCGGAAGGAGCTCAGCGAACAAATCACCAAGCTGCTCAAAAGCGGAGGGGCATTGACAGGGGCATTGGTCTACCGGCTGATGAAAGAGCGCGATGCGATCCGAGACGTGCGCGGGCTTCCGGTGCAGCTCGTTGTTGACGGAAAAGAATTCGTCCTCAATTACGATTTTCTCAGGATGTTTTTCCGCAAACTCAAGGGCTGGACGGTCGACATCACCGTTTCAGACACCAGTACTCTGCTGATCAGCTACGGACGGCCACCGCACTGCGGACAACTCGACCTTCGCGGCCTGCCGAAATATCAGGTTGAGTTGCTCGACGATTTACCGCGGGTCGTGCTTCAAAGATGACGGCCGAACATCTGTCATAAAGGATGACGCTCTATGCATTACAATCGAGAGCTTACCATATCCACCGCCGGCAACCGGCACAGCACAAGCTGGCAGAATCAAAACATCTGGTGGTCGGAGCTTGTCGAGCGCCTGCGCTTGGCCGTGCGCGGTACGGAAACGTTGGCCGAATACCTGGCGATGCCGAAGCGCCAGCAAGACAATCTCAAGGACATCGGCGGCTTTGTCGGCGGGGCACTCAACGGCAGCCGCCGGAAAGTCACCGCCGTGGTAAGCCGTGATCTGGTCACATTGGATGTCGATACCATTCCGCCATTCATGACCGGCGACGTGCTGCGGCGGATCGACGGCCTCGGCTGTGCCTACGTCGTCTACAGCACCCGCAAGCACGCTCCAGATCGGCCTCGGCTGCGCCTCATTGTACCGACGGACCGCACGATGACGCCGGACGAGTACGAGCCGATCGCGCGCAAACTGGCCGAGATGATCGGCATCAGTATGTGCGATCCGACCACTTTTGAGCTCAACCGGCTCATGTACTGGCCGAACTGCTGCGCAGACAGTCAATTTGTCTATTATTACGCAGATCGTCCGTTCCTCTCCGCAGACGGTATGCTCGGCCTTTATCAAGATTGGCGCAACGTCCAAGAATGGCCGCAAATGCCTGGCGCCGACACCCAACACGTCCGCCTAGCCGCGAAGCAAGGCGATCCGCTGACCAAGCCGGGCGTCGTCGGAGCGTTCTGCCGGCAGTACGACATCTATGCGGCGATGGAAACGTTTCTGCCGGGCGTCTACGTGCCAACCGATGATCCGACGCGCTGGACGTATGCGGCCGGCAGCACGACCGGCGGCGCCATTATCTACGACAACGGCAAATTCTTATTTAGCCACCATGCAACGGACCCGTGCTCTGGCAAACTGGTCAACGCCTTCGACTTGGTGCGCTTGCACAAGTTCGGCGATATGGACGACGAAGCGGTGCCCGGGACGCCGACGAACCGGCTGCCAAGCTACACGGCGATGGTCGCCTTCGCGCTGCAGGATGCCGGCGTGGCGGCCGCCATGCAGCAGGAAAGATACGAAAAGGCTGTCGAGGCGTTTCAGAGCTCGCTGCAGCCAACCAGCGGCGCACAGCCGGTCGACGCCGGGCAGGCTGCCGGCGGGCAGCCCGCGCCGCAACCAGCGGAGTCGCAGGACTGGATTCGCCTGCTAGAGCTGTCGCCGACGACGGGTAGGCCGGCGAAGACGCCGTACAACATCCTGACGCTTCTCCGCCACGACCCGGCGATCGCCGGCCGTATATACCGCGACACATTCGCGGAGCGCATCATGGGCCGCGGTCCGCTGCCATGGGCGAAACGTGCGCGAACGACCAGTACGTTCGTCTGGGACGATTCGGACGACTTTGGCCTCGCCATCTACGTCGACCGCGTGCTCGGTTTCAGTTCGGAGCGCCCGCTGCGGATGGCGCTCTCCGAGATCGCCGAGGCGAACGCGATTAACCCTGTCGCCGCTTACCTTAACAGCCTCACATGGGACGGCGTGCCGCGGCTCGACACGATCTATATCGACTACTTCGGTGCGGAAGATTGTGCATTCGTTCGAGCTGTCGCCCGCAAGGCGCTGGTGGCGGCAGTCGCCCGAGCAATGGTTGGCAAAGTCAAGTTTGACTACATGACGGTCCTGTACAGTCAAAAGCAGGGGATCGGTAAATCCACCTTGTTCCGCAAACTCGGCAAAGAGTGGTTCACGGACTCTATTAAGTCCTTCGAGGGTAAAGAGGCGGAGGAGCTCATTCAGGGTAAATGGATCGTCGAGATCGCGGAGCTGCAGGCGTTTAACCGGGTGGATATCAACCGGATCAAGCAGTTTTTGAGCAAAGAAGACGACCAATACAGGGAAGCCTATGGCCGCAATGTCAAAAACCAGATCCGGCGTGCAGTGTTTTTTGGCACGACCAACGACCACGAATACCTACATGACCCGACTGGTAATCGCCGGTTTTGGCCAATTGATGCACGGCCGGAGAAAGCGACAAAAAACGTTTTTCGGGATCTCACCGAATACGAGATTGACCAAATATGGGCCGAGGCCGTCATTCGGTGGCGAGAAGGCGAAACGCTGTATCTGTCTCCAGAGCTGGAAGCCGAGGCGGAGCGACGCCGGCAAGAGCACATGGTCCGGGACCCACTGGAGGGCATTATCGAGGAGTTTCTGGAGCGGCCTGTGCCGGAAGACTGGCTGAAGTGGGATCTGGAGCGCCGCATGATCTTCTGGGGCGGCGGGATGCAGTACAATGGGCCGCTGGTTCGCCGGGACCGCGTTTGCGCGGCCGAAATCTGGCGGGAATGCCTGGGCGAGCGCAAGGCCATCCCGCGGCAGGACGCCGCCCGGATCAATGCCGTTCTCACCAAGATTCCGGGCTGGAGGCGCGCCGGCGTAATTCGGATCGGCGCGAACTACGGCAGCCAAAAAGGGTTTGTGCGCGAATGATAACGTCAACCACGCGCGTCAACCAACACATCAACTTTGTCGACCTTCCATAAACTGTCAGAGGTTGACAAGGTTGACGCGCTAAAATCCGAAACCCCTTGATATATAAGGCTTTTTATATTGTCAACTTTGTCAACCATATAAAGAGCCTTTTGTGGATTAGAGAGGATAGAGAGAATAGAGCGTCTATATACCGCCTAATCTCTCTAATACGCGCCTATATAGGGAATATAGGTAACTTGGTTTACACCTATTCAGGGAGGACTGCAAGCGTGACGGGGCAAGAACTGTACGAATTCATCAGGAACGACGCCAGACTTGTCGATCTGGTTCGGCAAGGTTTGATATCGTGCGGCGCGCTGCGTCCGAGACCAGGCAGAAGACCGGACCCGAGGAAAAGGGCAACCAGAGAGTTCAGACGGTTTTGGAGCAGTCG